ATAAAACCTCGCCTGCCGGTGCAGTTCCAGCGGGTCGTCCCCCACCGGCGGGCGGGCCGTGCGCCGGGGCGGCGAGATGGGATGTTCCATCAGAACGTACCGGCACTCGTCGTAAATGTGGTCTTCCTGCCGGGTGTCGATGTCCTCCACGTTGCTCTCGTCGTATACCAGATTCGGGATGGTGCGCAGGAAGTGCCTGCAGGTATCGAACACCTGAAACATGGGCCTGCCCTCGGCATCGAAGGCCAGCCGGTAGTGGAACTGCATCTTACCGGCCAGTCGGGTGTGGTCGCCGGGCATCCAGTGCAGGAAGTTCGGCCCCCGCTCCATCATGGCGGCGATGCTCTCGCCCCGGCTCTCGTCGAAGATGGCCGGGTCCGCAATGCCCTGAATGACCCGGCCGCGCAACTGTGGGTCGTTTTGCTCCACCTCCCGGATGCGCCGGGCCTGCTCCACCGGGTCGATCCGCAGCCCCTCGTTCGGGCGGCCTGTGCAGCCGTACAGCTCTTTGATGCGGTAGAGCCGCCCTTCCTCATCCGCCGCGTACCACCCCACCGAGAACGGCTTCGAAAACCCGAAGTCGAACCCGCGGTAAATCTTCCAGTGCTTCGGGATGGGGAACGG